GACGCGCGCAGCAAAACGGGGTACAGACCTCCAACGCGATTCATCTCGTGCACGCAATAACCGAGGTAATTCCAAATCGTCCAACAAATTGATCAAACCAATGACCAAATTGTAGACCATCTGAAACGCCGGCCATACCGTCCACAAGAACACACCAAACACTGCCGCGAACGCAACCCCGCTCACGGCCATTGCCCACCAGCCCCCTCGTGGACCCAACAGGATCCTGCAGTAGAGGGCAAAACCAGCAAAGAAACATGCGAACAAAAAGATCACGAGAAAGAAAGCTAGCAAAGTGATCACAGGAGGAGGGAGGGCGGCAACACCAGGTAACAAAGAAACCGCAACTCGTCCCCCAACCAAAATCGAGTAAGGCGCGAAAAAGAGCAAGTAATTTACGACCGCAAACGCAGTCAGACGAATCACTCGACTCGCAGCTGAAACCCGCGAACGGGTACGCTGCCAAGCCCTTTCAATCTTATCACGCGCAGCGTGGGCCAAATGAGAATCAACCACTTTACTAGTGACCGATCTCACATCGTCCACGACCCGATCTCGCATCCTCTCAGCGGCGACACCAAACATCTGAATCGAATGAGGCAACAGGACAGGAACGGGTTCAAAGTGACCTTCCTCACGAGACTTAGCATACTGCTGAAGTCCCTTGATTACGTTGTCAACGACCTCGTCGGTCAACGCGGCACTTTCATCCCACGCGAACGTCAAACCGGCAGAAACCGTATTACCGATCTCCTCCAGGCGTCTCGCCTCGGTTGAACCCGGTACCGGGTCTATTAACCGAGCAATATCCTTGTCATCCTCGTCGATTATCTCCTCATGACCCCAAAGCGACCCCAACCAATCCCTCACATGCGGAGTAATCTGCAAAACGCCTGCCCTTAGATCTCTCAACATTTGGAAATGGTGTCCCCATTCCTTAGGGAAGATCGTTCGGTAAGCCTTCGCCAACTTCCGCACGGCAGGATTCATCCAAAAGCAGTGAGCAAAACTATGCATCGCTGCAACGGACAATTCCACATCCTTCTTGGTCGAGTCACGCACTTGAGAATCATGGCGTAGGAAAAGTTTGTCCAAAAGAGCAAGTGTCGGTTTAAGCAGATAGCCGTGCACAGGACGTCCATCCAAATCCATGGAGTACGTACTTAATGTATTACGGCAAAAATGCAGACGACGGTAATCAGTTGCGAGATCAAACTTAAGCAAGAGACCAAGCCGACGCCCGGCTAAGTCCATC